GGCACGGCAGGGCGGGGGCTAGCAGCCGCCACATAGTCTATTGTTATGCCTGTATTGTCTGTTGCCCACATAAGTTCTATATACTGCCCTGCTGTTAAGTCTATGGTAAAACTGTATTCAAAGTCATCTACCCCACCAGACCCCGCCACGACGTGCATTCTACCAGTATTTGCTATGTCTACACCGCTTCTGCGCACCCAGAAGGACAGCTCTTTGGAGCTAGCATTAGTACTGGTCAACTCTACCGAAAGTTCAAAGTTATAAACCCCTGAGTAAAGTGGAGTTATTCTCGTCTTCGGCGTTCCTGTTATGCTTATGGCCTCGCCTAAATACGTGTTCTCGAACTGCAAGGCGTAAGCTGTGTTTATGGCACTGGCGTTCTGATCTACAGTAGAAAAGAACTTAGCGTTCGGGGACTCTACAAACCGCCCACCCTGCTCTCCAAATACGTTGTTAACCGCGTTAGCTAGCAGGTTAAAAAACAAACGCAAAATATTGTTCAGGTCGTCCAGATACTGCTTGAGTGGTCCCGCCTTGGGTATAGGCAGCGCAGGCGCTTGGACCTTCTGTACGAGCCTTTCTTGTGCCACTAGCCTCTCCTACCGTCAGGGCGCATATCCAGTCGTGGTATACCTAGTTTCCAAGCCACACCCAGCTCAGTGGACTCAATCTTAAACGCCATCTGCCTACCACGCACTCGCACAAAGACCTGTCCTGTAAATTGCTCAATAGGCACTGTGGCTGAACGAGTTACCGTAGCACTGCTGTTACCGCCTTCCGATAGGGGGTTGTTATACCCAGAACCAGAGTTCTCCATAGGAGATAAAGTCATCTCAGCGGCGGGGCTATCAGCCGTAGAACCCTCAAACGTTACGTCAGGTAACATTCTATTAACAAACATAAACTTATCGCCGTCGTCCAAGTCAAACTCAGAGGATATTAGTGTAGCTGTAATGGCACTTGCTGTTGCCCCTTCTTGGCTGTCGTACCCCACTTCGTGGTTGACCAAGTTGTTGTTGTACGTAGCCGCCATAGGATTTTCCCGTAGGTCAGCGTCGATCCAAGCACTGCGTGAAAGCGTGCCGTAGTACCAAATGTCTTGTAGGTAGTTATACACCACGTAGCGGTCGTTCTGAGTAGACTCAGCAGAGCAATAGAACCACCAAATCTCATCGAATCTCTCGTTAGTACCTGCAACAACTTGGGCGTACTGAGAAAAGTTGAAATCGTTAAACACATAGCTTCTAACCGAACAAGGCAGTGTCTTAACCGTACCGTCGTAGCTGTAGAACTTATCCGTACCCATCCAATAAGCAATGTTGCCGGAATACACCGCAGCGTTAGTGCTTGCTATCGTAATGTTGTCGCCTAGTAATTGCGCACCCCACACCTCTGGAGCACCTAGATACTGCAAGCCATAGACGGCCGTATCGGTCCAAATCAGTACTTCCTGACGTGCTTGGATGGCAGTAACAATCTCACTACCGCGTGACAGGCGTAGGCTACCGGCTTGGTTAGTAGCGGCAGGGGTCCAGTTAGCTACGTCTTCTTGGTCAGACCAACGGATAAGCATAGGGTCAAGCGTGCTAGTACCCAGATCGTTCGCACCAAAGCAAAACGCAAACCGGAAGATGTCCGATACAAACGCCTTGTTAACTATAGTGGGAACATCTGACGCCCCAGAAAGTGAGGTCACGTACACAGCACGGGTAGTCACCGCGTTGCTTGCATCCCAGTAGAAAAGCTCACCGCCACGGTAGGTAAAGAACAAGTCCTCACCAAAGTTAGCCTGACTCCAAAGCCGTATAGGAGCAAATGTAGAACCGCTGTTACCCCATGTATTCGCCCCCCAAGTACCCGCACTCCACCCAGTAAAAGGCACTGCAATCTCGTTGCCTGTATTTATCTGGTAAGTCGCAGTAACAGTACCGCCGCCCGTGGCGCTAGACGATGCGTTGGCAGCAGCAGTTATGTTGTAGGAGTCTGCGTTAATCCGGCTGATCTGAAACTCACCATTTAGGGTAAGCCCCCCAACCGCAGCAGCGCCGCTAAACGTAACAAAGTCTCCCTGAAGCGCACCGTGGGCAACATCAGTAACAAGGACCGTTGCAGAGCCTGAAGTAGTGGTAAACGGGTTAGTCAGAGTAGCCGTGGCACGGACAGGAGTAATGTCGAAATACTCACCACCACGCTCGATGTAGTACTTGAGGTTAGTGCCAACCGAGACGAGGTTCTGCCCTTGGAGGGTGACCCAGTTGAGCATAGAGCGGCAGATGCCAAGAAAAGTAGCACTCGACAGGCGCACCCACCCACCGATCTTCTGAGGCATACCCCGTCTGAAACGCACTTTGTTGGTCTCATACCAACCGCCTTCGGCAGCGTAGCGGGTATTCTCGCGGTCAACTCCGGGCTTGAACTGTAGTTTCTGTAGCGGCATTTCCTAACCTCATTATAGGTACTCACCCATCTCGATCATGTACGCGAGTTCGGTTGAGCGTCCCTTAACATCCCGACTCCACTTGGAATCTAAAAACTCTAAAGATGCGGTTTTGTAGTCTGCTGCGTCCATAGCAGCTAATGCGCGCCTGAAACCACGAAGTCGAGTGGCACCAAGGTTAAATCCGATGTCTATAATAGCATCTTTTCGTACGCCATCAAGGTTCTTAAACCACGGATATTCCGAAGAAAGTTCCTTAATAACGCGTACTATATCGTTCTCTAGCAGGTAATCGACTTCATCGTCTGACAGCCCTAAACCGGACTTAGAGATATTCCTGCCCACGCCTATAGTTTCGTATCCGGCAGAACAACGGTAGACGTGGCTTTCTACACCCTCATGCCGTTTTAACATCTCAAGTAGTTTTTCAGTCATAGCTGTTTCAACAATAGTATCAGTTGCGCAAAGTCGTACAGACTAACCAGCGCTTTTGGTTACGCCGTCAGCGGCGTTTTCCTCGACTTCTTCAGCTACTATGTCGTCTATCGTGTCACAAACATCTTCTACTACAGCACCTGTAGTCATTGTAAGCGCGCCACGGCCTACTGCTCGGATGCCTTTGTACATACCTGAGCAATAAATCTCTTTGTTTTGAATAACTTGCTCTACAGAGGCGCACGACGCCATAAGCAGGGCTACACTAAATATCAACGCCAGTTTTGCCATTTTTTTGGTCCTCTAGGAACTTAGTTAAGCGGGCTTTATACCCGTCCATAAAGTGGTCTGAAACACGGTCTTTAACGCCACGGTCTTTCTTACGCAAGTACTTAGACGGGTTTATGTAGTCCACGCCGCCGTTGGAGAAGTACAGCATCTCTTGGGACTTGCTCGGTCCGTAGCACAAACGGGGTACACGAGCGACTGCATCACTGCCGTTTACCACAGAAATCTGGTCGTCGAGCGTAAGCGGCTTTTTAAACCCCTTGAAGAACGTGTTTGGTTTACCAAAAGTAATGACGCTCAAGTTATCGTGCTTACCGTTTAACTTAGCAGCGGACAGTTCCGCTAGTGCCCCACCGAGGCTATGCCCACAGATTAGTGTGCGCTTCTTATAGTCTATGTGCTCTTCGATCTCACTCCAGACAGACTTATGCGCCGCTACAAACCCGCCGTGGCAAAGCCTACCGGCATACGGCAAAGGCACAGGGAACAAGTTAAACGCCCAGTCCCCCACCTGCTGAGTACCACGGAACACAATGATGTCGATGGTTTTGCGCTTAACAACAAACGCCGTAGTCGAGGTCAGCCCACACTCGATCTTGATCGCATCTTTGTTCTTGTCGTTGTAAGCCTTCATAGCCCACGAGCAGGCCATTGTTAGCAGGACAGGATCAAGTTTCATTTGTCAGCCTTGTTATCTAACCGCTTGAAGATGGCACCGAGCATCTCTTTGATTTCTCGTATGTCTTCGCGGTAGTCGTCTTTAGTGACGTACTGCATGGGTATGGCTTTCATATCTGCGTCAATACGATCCAGCAGTGCAAATACTCTATTGACTAACCAACCGACAACAAATCCTGCTACTGCTATCGTTACATTGAACATCACTTGATAATCCATCACACTACCCTACTGTTACAGCCGCCATAAAAATTGCAGAACCCGCACATATTGCCAAAGCGACCAAGGCTATGAGTAAATTCTTCAGCTCGCGTTGCCTCTGTAACTTCTCGCGTTGAATTTTCAACAGCTCACGTTTAGCCGCAGCTCTGCGGTCACGCTCTGCTGATCTAACCCTAAGCATTTTGTGATACAGCGGAGTCTTGCCCTGCGCCATGAACATTTTTTTGATTTTTGCCTCATACTCTTCACAAGCAACCTCGGCTTGTATCACTTTCAGAGCGTAGGATTCTACGGACTCTTCACCGTAGGCCCCGGAAGGCTTGCGCTTATGCTCTTCTTTGGCTTCTTGGACTTTTTCCTTGGCATCGTAGAAATCGCCAAGTTGGTCCATTAGGCCGCTAGCCTGCTGACCCGTATCAATCGCAGACTGTATGAGGTCAAAGGCTTTTTTAGCCGCCCCTAGTGCTAGTCCAATCTCGATCATTTAGTTCTACTCAGGTTTAGTAGGCCAATCGGAGTCTTCCAGATTTGGGAAGTCAGAATGAGCTGTAATGTCACGCAACGCCTGTCGGTAGGTAGCCATATCAGCTGCCATCGTTACGTCAGACATACCTGTCCAATCCGTCTCAGAAAGTAAAGAGTCGCGCTTAGTTCGTACACCTGCCGCAGCAGTTGCATCGAGTTGTGCCTGATAAGCCGCCTCATGTTCTGCCTTAGTAGTGGTAACACCGTCCTCTGTGGTGTCGGCAAACATATCTGTTTCAACGTAAGCCTCTACCCAGTTACCGTTAGCGTCTTGCACTGCACCGTTGCGACCTACTTGCTTGTAGGCTGCGCTTGGCTCAGGCTTGGGTGCTGCGAGTACAGGGTCAACGCCTAAGAACGCGCAAGTGTCTGCGTCCCAAACTCGTGGCAGTGATGTGTTGCTGTGTATCTTTCTGACTTCGCCTTGAGTCTTTAGCTCGCCAGTTGATTGAATACGATATTCCATAATACTTTCCTTATGCTATTGCTAAAAATATGTAGTTGCTGCCACTGGCGTTAAGCGCAGCAGGAGCAGATGAGGTTACGGTAAACCCACTGGATAGCGGGTCAATGTAGTCCGTGTTAGTGACTTGAGCAGCATCGGAGTTCAGCAAGAGATATGGATCCGTAGATGCCGATATGCCCCTCGAACTATCCCAGTAGTGCCAGTCGCCAGCAGAGTCAGAACGCTTGATAAGGATAAATCTAGCACCTGCCGAGAAGCCGCAGTCTACGTTTAAGTCTGAACCTGTACCTGTGTAGCTTCCTACTTTGCTTACTCCTGCTAGTGTGGCGAAGAGGTAAGCTATGTATGTCCCGCCATTAGCGTTTACTTTGTCATTTCCTCCTGTGGTAAATACACTAGAGGTAGGTGCTGTATTGTTCCAAATGTCAGAGTCTGCTGCCTCTGCGCCGTTAGTTAAACGTATATGGTAGTTTTGAGGAGTAACGCCGTCATTTAATCCCGTGTGGTACACAGCCCACGGTTCCACTATATTCCTAACTTTTACAATCATCATCTCAGGCGCTACACCCAAGTTATGCGCCTGAGTAGTCCCCGCAGTCCCATTACCACTATAAGCAACCACATCCATGCAGCCTGTGGCGCGTTTGAACATCCAAGAGTACTGCCCTGCAAGAGTCCAAGTAGCACTACCCCACCCATCCATAAAGTCCCAAGCTATATCGTTATCAGGCGCACCCGCATTTGTATCGTTTGTTCTAAGATACTCGTTGCCTGTCAAGCGTGAGCTTATAGCCGTGTATGCGGCGCTTGTAGCACTTCGATTAAATTCAAAGTCTGTTACAAAGCCAGATTCATATTGAGGCAGAGGTGTTCCGTCAGCAGTGTCCATAGCAAAAACCTCAGTCCCAGACTCAGGAGTCTTCATCGGCCTGCGGATGGCTATGTAGATGTATGTAGCGGCATTCTCGTTTACAGAGTCGTCCGTGGTTCTTGGTTGGAAACCTGTAGAGTTTACATTGATAGATGTCGTTGCTCCCTCTGGTCCGGAGGAGTTGGCTAACAAATATTGATTAGTTCCGGGAGAACTAGAACTTGTGCCAGTTGAAATGCCTCTCAATACATCAAGTAAAAACCAATGTCCTGTGCGACTCGCTGCTTTAATTAGAACAAACTGTGGCTCAAAACCTAAGTTAATAAGCGGCCCAGTTACATTGCCATTACCTGTATAACTCCCACACTTAATAATATTCTCATCGCCATCGTCACCAAAGCCACCTGCGTCTGAGGCGAATAGATAGGCTACGTAGGTATAACCGTTTGCGTTAATTGCTCCTCCCGCTGAAACCGTAAAA